GTAACAATAATAAATGGAACGAGTTTCACATTCCCGGCTACAGGAAGCTTTACTGTTGAGTCTACACCAGCACCAAACGCACTTATATCAGAAGTATTAAACTTTACGACACAGGGTAACACCCAGTACACCTACTTCTTGTATCCAAACGGTTCGCTAAACAACACTTCTGGACCAAACTATCAGCCACTAATTTCGATTAGGCTTTCTCCATCAGCAGACTCTGGCATTACCGGAAAACTTGGAGATAGAGATATTATTAACCGAATGCAGCTACGGATGAACGAAATTGGAGTATCCACTGATGAGCTAGTAGAAGTTAAGCTAGTCCTTAATGGAAGACTGAACAACCTTGGATTTACGGCAATGCCCAATCCGTCACTGGTTGAGTTGGTTGAGCATACACCACAGGATACAATTTCCGGGGGTATTCAGGTTTATAACTTCCAGGCAGAAGGTGGAACTGGAGGAAACAAGGGGACAACATCGGTAAACATCGATCAGCTGTTTGAGTTGTCTAACTCTATCCTAGGTGGAGATAACATCTTCCCCGATGGTCCAGACATTTTGACGGTAGCAGTTTCCAGACTTACTGGGAATGACACCAGAACATCTGCAAAACTATCATGGGGTGAAGCACAAGCTTAATCCAGATATTTTATCCACTACTGTGATAAAATTGTATATATGGCTAATCCTTTAAATCTATATGCCACTAAGGTTTTTTCTGAGCACCCTCTAGGTTTGTGGGCATTGGACGACAAGGCCGACTACATATCTTTCTTGTCTGATTCAGATCAACAATTGAGTAATTGGACAAGCACCGGTGTCACAAGCATTGTAAATGCAAGAGATGATCAGGTGTTTTCTCTTATTCCCCCAAGTTTTCCATTCTCCGACAGGTTTGCCAATGGAGTTATTACTGATCCAACAAATAACGGTCTTGTCACTTTTACTAGCCCATTTGCTATAAATCCAGCAGACGTAAACGCAGAACAGCAAACATTTTCTGCATCTGCATATGTTTATTCATTTGACAAAATTCTAGACTTTAGAGTTGGATTTAGGTATACAGATCCAGATACCTCAGAAGTAAATGAAGTAATTAAAGCGGCGGCTTTGAGCTCCGCACTGGCATGGGCAGCGGTATCGGAAACTTTTATTTTGCCGACAAGCTTTCAAGACTTAGAGCTAATATTTGAAATTTATTATGAAGATCAAAACTCTTCATACGAATTTTCAATTAACGGTATTACCGCTGGTCAATGGGCAGAAGAATTTCAGCTTAGATCATTTGGTGCACAGCTTATAGATGTTCCAGATAGCATTGCAATACAAGCAACAAAAGGAATAGAGGCACAGCCTTACGGCTTGCCGGGCACAAATGGATACTACATTGCAGATGATAACGCCCTGGTAGCTAGAAACTATGGGTTACCCTTAGTCTTTGGGTCTCAAAATGCAACCTACCTTACTCCTAAAGCAAACTCTCCCTCCTTGATTGTTCCAGGTTTTGGATTTATGAATAGGTCAGGTCAGCTAAACAGACTCACTGCTGAGTTCTGGATTAAGATAAAATCTTCTGCCATAGTTGCTAGAAGAATCTTTGGCCCGATCCAGTCTACTGACGGACTTTATGTAGAAGGACCATTCTTAAAATTAAGAATTGGGAATCAGGTTGTGTCACACTTTATTAGAGAATGGGATAGGCCCATGCTTGTTGATATAAGGCTCTCAGCGACTAAGGGGGAGCTTATAATTAACGGTGCCATATTGCTTGAACTAGACCTCGATCCCTCGTCATACGCCTTCCCAGCCAGTATAGAGGATGGATTAGATCAAGACTGGCTAGGTTTCTATGCTTACGAAGATGTCCCACTTATTCAAATAGATTGCGTTGGAGTTTACCCATACGAGGTAGCAGCCATAGTTGCAAAAAGAAGATGGATATATGGCCAAGGTGTTCAGGTTCCCGTAGATATTAAAGGGCTAGACTCTTCCTCTTCTGTTTTTGTAGATTACCCATTTGCCAAGTATCCAAAAAACTTTTATTTTCCATCATCCAGCAGATGGGCTAATGGAAGCTTGGAAAATCTTGTAACAGAGCGAGACGCACTAGGCCCCCCAAATCACCCAACCCCAACGGTTAGGTTCACAGACAAGACAGAGTCCAGATGGCTCTCTGATCTAGAAGCGTCACAAGATTTAGAAAATTTAAAAATTACTCTAAAGCCCAACGGTTCTTGGGATAGCACTGGGGGACATCTATCGTTTCCCAACATGAACTTTTTGCAAGAACAAACAAGATCATTCTATGGGGTATTTGAATCAAAGGAAATATCCTTAAGTAAACAAACTTTATTTCAAGTAACAAACTCTACAACTTCTAACACAGTAGAGGTGTATTACAGAGGTAACCCAATAGGTCCATTTTTAGATAACTCAATAACAGTTAGTCAGTTAGGACAAACAGTAACCGTATCTGGAATAAGGCATGGACTCAAGACTGGTATGAAGATTCTTATTGAAGGCTCTCAAACAGTCCCCACAGGATTTTATCAAATATTCGTAATATCGGATACTTCGCTTTCTTATCAAGTTCAGGCAAATCAAGCTACAACTATAGAAGCAGTAGCAGACACAGACTTGATCTATGCTTATGACTCAACTATTTATTATTCTTTTATAACTAAGTTAGCCAACGGTTCTTTTAAGGATACTATATTCTATACCGCTCCAGGACACTCTGTTGGAAAAAAGTTTATGGCTGGAATACATTTGCCAAGATTTGTAAGGCAAAATGGAAGAGAGTTAGGAAACTTTTTTGGAAGCAGGCAAAATTTAGCAATATACATTGCTGGATCAGAGAATCTAGCTAATACCTTTAGTGGGTATATTTATAGGATTGGTTTTACTAGTGCAAGAAATCTTAAAAAAATATCCCATCTATTTAATGAAGATGGGATACCCGTAGATTACGAAAATGTGTTTGAGCATTTTGGCCCCAGTATATATGATGCGGGGGATGAATATTTTGGCAACGACCCAGACTACTGGGAACTTGCCCTGGACGGCGGAGACCCCTACGACTTCCAAGCAATAAGGGCTATTGACCACATAGCAACCTATACCCTTTTGCCAAAAATAAACATGGGGATGTTTATGTTAGACATTGCCGTTAATTCTTTCTGGGAAGACTATGTTCCACTATCTTACTTCTCCAAGGAAATTGTAAACGCTTTTGGAAGGAAGCAATCCAGGGTTGACTTTTTGCAGGTAAACCTAGATTATCCCAATATGAAGATTTTTAATTCTGCTAACAAGTATGACACATCTCAGAATTTAGTAAAAGCCTATGTAGCATTCCAATACCTAAGAGATGGTTCTAACTCTGTAGAGGATAATTTTACCAGCAAGCAATTGCTAGACTCTTCAGGTATCGTAAGACCAAACTCAAGTTGGCTCAATACAAAATATGAGGTTGTTGACGGAACTATTGTTTACCCACCTCCAAATGTAAATTTTAAAAATATTTCAATAAATCTTTATTTAGAATACGAAATAGACGGTATAAGGTTTAGCCCAGTTACAACAAGATCTTTACAAATATCATCTCAAGCATTCAGCAACTCCCCTAATAAGATTGGAACAAAGTTTGGAACCAACCTAGTACCCTTTAGAAAGGTTGGTCGGTACTTCGACTATAGATCAGCTCCCCCATTTGCAATCTATAAAGGAAGTAGCCCATACCTATACAACACCTCAAATAGCGGTATAGAAGTTAGGACAACATATGATAATAGAAATAATGCCGGTATCTCTATTCCCCTCAATACAAACGCATCTTCATTTTTCAAGATTGGCTCTCTACAGATCTCCCTAAAGTATGGAGAAGATCTGTTCCCAGAAGTTCCTGTAAAAATATTTGAAATAGAGTCTGGAGATGTTTACATCAAGTTTTTCTTAATAGCAGATAGTGCAAATAGAAAACGTGGTCAAATCTATGCGCTGAATGCAAGAACAAACCAACTATCGGGTAACCTTGTTTTCTTTAATAATGGTGTGCCGTCTAAAAGACCAGTTCTTTATTCTAATACCTGGAATGCCATAGGTTTATCCTTCCCAGGATTTCTTGATATCGGAGGCTTTGTCGGAGCACTCAGAATAACAAGCCCAATAATGTTTAACAATTTTAGCTTTTATCAAACAACACTTGCAGACGACGAAGAGCGTTTTGGTTTTAGGCAGTGGTTTGCAGTTAGGAGTTTTTTGGGAGACCCTATTGATTGGGGATACTGGGCCGGTAAAGAGGTCATTGGTGAAGAGACTGTTCCTGTAGGAGAAGCTTTTGACTGGCAGGAGGTGCTGTTCTTGTCAACAACCCTGAGGGAAGAACTTGATGCTGGAAATATATATGATATATATACCGGAACAAACAGAACAATTTCAGAAAGCGATCAACTGTTTACTCTTAAAGACTATCAGTATAGTATATTCAATGGTTTGGGATGGACACAGAGTACGACCACTCCTGTTTAATATGGTATACTAGTGGTTATGAAAAGGAATAAACCACGATTTCCCGGTCAAGTCGGAGAAACCAAAGTACAAGTTGTAGAGGAAAAGTTTTCTAACTTTGGAACGTATGTTTGGCACAAGCCTAATGGCAAAGCCTTTACTGACGGTCAGGGCAATGCTCTTTCTATTGAGTCAATGAGAGATGACAAATCTAGAGTAAAAGAACTTAAAGATGCCGCCATTCACTGGGGGCAGTCAGAGGGTAAAGCGGTATTCTATCCCAATATGCGTAAGATCTCCGAAGAAGAGCACAGCGAGCAGGTAGACAGAATGTCTCAGGGCTTGCTTCCTAGCATGAATGATCTAGGAGCTCTTATTGCGGCAAAGAAAACATTACAGGTATACGGAGACGAGGGCTAATGTCTAGCGAGTGGATCATAGGGGCAAGTGTTGACGAGCTGGCAAAAGAAGAGGATGTCTTTAAAAAGCAAGATCCTTTTACACAATCTTGGGATAGCATTAAGTCTTTTTCTGGTTTGGATGCTAATTTTAAACGTAGAGCTTCACGCATAGCAAAGTCCGTAGAGCCAACAGATGCCTACCTAGCGAGTGCAAGAGCTGTCCCCGCCGGTCAAGATGGGGCACAGTCGAATCAGATCAATCCAGGAACCGTATTCCGTAATGGCTACGGCATGTTTGACGTCATTACACCTCCGTGGAATCTTTACGAACTAGCAAACTATTATGACACATCATTTGCAAATCACGCAGCTATTGATGCCAAGGTAGAAAACATTGTAGGCCTTGGGTATGATTTTGAAATTTCACAAAGAACAGTCTTAAGACTAGAATCAAATACTGACGAAGCTTCTACTGACAGAGCAAGAAAAAGAATTGAAAGATCTAAAATTGAGTTAAGAGATTGGCTAGAGAATCTTAATCAAGATGATTCTTTTACTGGAACTATGATGAAATTTTATACAGACGTTCAGGCCACCGGAAACGGCTACCTTGAAGTTGGTAGAAAAGTAAATGGAGATATTGGTTACCTTGGTCACATACCAGCAACAACAATGAGAGTTCGTAGACTTAAGGATGGGTATGTCCAAATCATTGGTCAGAAGGTTGTATACTTTAGAAACTTCGGGGCAAAGAACCCTAACCCCATTACTACTGACGCAAGGCCAAATGAAATTATTCATTTTAAAGAATACTCTCCTCTAAATACATTCTATGGAATTCCAGACATTATGTCTGCTATTACTTCTTTGCACGGGGATCAGCTAGCTTCACAATATAACATTGACTACTTTGGAAACAAAGCTGTTCCAAGATATGTTGTAACACTTAAGGGGGCAAAGCTTTCTTCTGATGCCGAAGACAAGATGTTTCGTTTCTTGCAGACAAGCTTGAAAGGTCAGTCTCACAGAACTCTGTACATTCCCCTTCCAGGAGATAGCGACAGCAACAAGGTTGAATTTAAGATGGAGCCAATCGAGAGCGGTATCCAGGAAGCATCCTTCAAAGAATATTCTAAGCAAAACAGAGACAATGTCTTGATGGCACACCAGGTTCCGTTGTCCAAGATTGGTGGATCTGATACCGCAAACATTGCATCAGCTCTTGCTCAGGATAGAACGTTTAAAGAACAGGTTGCAAGACCAGCTCAAAAGAATCTAGAAAAAATCATTGGCAAAATGGTAAAAGAAAAAACAGACATTGTTAACTTTAAGTTTAATGAGCTAACTCTTACAGATGAAATTGCACAGTCACAGATTCTTGAGCGGTATGTCAAGATGCAAATCATGACACCTAACGAAGCTAGGGAATCTCTCGGCCTTCCTCAAAGAAAAGATGGAGACGAACCATTTAGTATGTCTCCAAGACAAGCAACAGACACTAGGGCTAACACAAATCAAAACAGAGAAAGAGACACAGAAAGATCTAATAATCAGTCCGATGGATCTGCTACAATTAGTGGTAGAAATGCACAGGGAGAGGGACGGGCATCAGAATAGTTACTTTATTGTAACTTTGTAAAAATGATGCTATAATTAAGTTAGTATGACTATGTTCAAATCACATTGGGACACGGAAGGCGAGAACGTTCGTTTCTCTGTCCCCTTCAGCAAGGTTGATATTGAGAGACGCATTGTCTCCGGCTTTGCGACCCTTGACAACGTAGACAAACAGGCAGACATCGTTACCTCAGAGGCTAGCGTATCTGCCTTTACTCGTTTTAGAGGTAACATTCGAGAAATGCACCAGCCCACAGCGGTAGGTAAAATGGTGAACTTCAAAGAAGACAAATACTTTGATCCAGACAGCAAAAAGTTTTATAGTGGCGTGTATGTATCTGCATACGTATCTAAGGGTGCACAGGACACTTGGGAGAAGGTTCTTGACGGCACTCTTTCTGGTTTTTCCATTGGCGGAAAGATGAACAAGTGGGATGACGCTTATGACGAGAAGATGGATGCACAGATTCGTATTGTTAAAGAGTACGACCTGGTAGAGCTCTCACTAGTTGACAATCCAGCAAATCAGTTTGCAAATATTCTTTCCATTGAAAAAGTTGACGGGGTAGACGTTGTTAAGTCTGCATCTCTAGAAACAGAACTAGAGAATGTATTCTGGGATAAAGAGTCTGGCCTTGTAACTGTATCTTCTAACGAAAAAGAGCTTAGCCCAATTAGCGGTGAGCCAATGGACAACATAGGTTTCGTTGAAAAAAATGACAGCGAAAAAACAGATATGATAAAGTTCTTAATTGATAGTGCTAAAGGCATTAATACAATTGAGATGACAAAGGAGGTAAACCCCATGACTGATGAAACCAATAACCTCGAAGAGGTTGTAGAAAAATCAGATGAGGTCGCTCCAGAGGCAGATGCCACAGAGTCTAACGTTGAAAAGTCTGTGCACTCAGAAGAAGAAATGAAGAGTGCAAAAGACAAGAAAATGGAAGATGAAGAGGAAGACGCAGAGAAGGCAGAAAAAGCTCCATTTGAAGAAAATGAAGAAGTTGCCAAATCTGAAGAAACCGAAGAGGTGTCAAAATCAGATGACGCTATTGTCGCAGAGACAGTAACTGAAATCAAGAACACTCTTACATCAGCCTTTAGCGATCTGTCAGAAACCATTAAGTCTCTTAACGAGCAGGTCTCTGAATTGAAGAAATCAATGAGCGGTATTACTGAAGATGTGACTGCAGCCAAGCAGGATCTTCAGTCTGCTACCGAAAAATTTGATGAGTTTGGAAAGAGGGTCGATGCTGTAGAGCAAGACACCGCTTTCCGCAAGTCTGGCGATCTAGGCGAGATCGTGCAGGATCAACCAGATATGGTTGAAAAATCCCTATGGGGCGGTCGTTTCCTCAAAACTGCCGATTTATTTAACTAACAAAATCACTTAGGAGGTGACAAAATGTCGGAAGAGATTATCAAAAATCAGCCAGGTGAAGCTGCTGAACTAGGCGCAACTGCTCCTGGTAACTTTCAGGCCCAGGGTGGATTCGCATCTGGTGGCATTGGAGGAGTAACAGATCCTGGTGCAAACACACTAGGAAACATTCCAAACGCCGAGTTTGGTTTGACAACCGGACCCAACGCCGTAAATCCTTCGGGTGATGCAGCTAGTGGTATCCTACGTCCAGAACAAGCACGTCGTTTTATCGATTATGTTTGGGACGGTACTGTTCTCGCCAAAGATGGTCGTCGCGTAACTATGCGTGCCAACACCATGGAGCTCGAAAAGGTCAATGTTGGAGAGCGCGTTATTCGTGCAGCTTCACAAGGCATTGGTGACTACACCAACTCTGGTGCAACATTCAGCAAGGTAGAACTTACAACTCGTAAGATTCGTCTTGACTGGGAGGTTACAGCAGAAGCGCTAGAAGACAACGTCGAAGGTGCTGCTCTAGAAGACCACCTGGTTCGTTTGATGACAAATGCATTTGCAAATGACATTGAAGACCTAGCCATTAACGGTGACGGTGCAACCGGTAACTTCTTGTCTATTATGGACGGGTTCGTTAACAAAGAAAAGACTGGTGGCGATGCTCACGAGTCTGTTGTAACCGTAACCGATGACGCTTGGACTCCAGACGTCATGCAGGACATTATCTTGGCAATGCCTCGTAAGTATCGCGCACTTAAGAACAACCTTAAGTTCTACGCAGGTACCGACGCATTCCAGGGCATTGTAAAGAACAACGGTACTCTGTCAGATGCTATCGCTGAAGCACTAGGAACCAACGGAAATACTCAGGCAAACACTCAGTCATACCTTGACGGTGTTGGTCAGACATTCGGTGCAGCTCGCACCACTCGTGTCTTGGGTATCGACGTCATGGAGGTTCCTTACTACCCAGATGGTTTCGTGGACCTAACCTTCCCCGCAAACCGTATTTGGGGCTTCCAGAGAGACATCACAGTAAACCGTGAATATGTTGCTAAGAAAGACACCATTGAATACACAGTGTTCGTTCGCTTTGGTATTCAGTTGGAAGAAGAAGACGCCATCGCATTTGCCGATGCAGCTTCAGATTCCTAATTCTTAGGTAATACCCGAATAGGGGGTGGGGACATCGTCTCCGCCCCCTTATTCATTATTATTCTGATATAATTGTATGTAGAACAGAAAGGTTTTATTATGGCAAAAACAGAGGTATCTGCGGATATACAACTCGCCAAACTTCAAGATGGAGAAGCTCTTATTCCAAAAGAGCTAGCTGAAAAATACACAAAGCAGGTAAAAGAATTACAAGAGAAAAATAGAGCTTCTGCAATTTCTTCTAAGGAAAGATCAACAGAAGACAAAACTCCATTTTTAAAAACACAAAACAAGTCATCCGTAATAGGAACAAATGGGGAAACCCAAAAGCCATCCGCAAAAGCGGGGCACAAAAAGCCAACCGTAGCTATTTACTCTGATCGCAATGTATCTTGGATAGGTGTAGGAAAAATTTCCAAGGGCTATAATATTGTAACCAAAGATCAGGCAGACAAATGGCTTACTCGTAACCATGTGAGAGAGGCTACGCCAGAAGAGGTTGCATCAGAGTTTGGTTTGTAATACATGGAAATATTAAGAATTGCTTCTTCAGAGCCCCAAGCTACTATTGAGGTTTCTGAAGCTGCTACAGAGTATAATTATACTATTTTAAATCTTTCAGATTCATCTAGTATTTCTGGAGCCACAACCTCTAACGGTGATTCTGAAATAACTGTTTCTTTCTCTAGTCACTATGATAGTGAATATAGAGTTGTTGTAGATGGATCAGAGCATTTCTTTACCGTGGTAAGACCATACGTAGACCCAAATAAGATAGCCTCAAATTTTAGCGAGGTAGCAGAGTACACGAGGCATGAAGAGCTAGCCAGAGCAATTATAGACTCTGTCGTAATAGAAGGATTTTATTACAAGAAAAGAGTCATAGATATAGTCGGACTCGGTGCAGACTATCTTCCCATGTGGCTTAACGTCAAGAAACTAAACAAACTTTATGAAAACAATGTTTTAATGTATGACTCGTCAGACTTGGATAATGCGTCTATGTTATATAAGCTAACCGACGACAAGACCGCAATCACTATTGACTATAACGGTCAAATCAATAGGGCCGAAGGAGCCAACTTGGTCCTACCGCAAGCAATGTCTGATTTGTGGGACATGACATTTGGTTACCGTGGATTCGCAAAAACATTCGATTATACAATTCATTTAGAAGTTGGATACAAGAAGGTCCCCTCAGAAATTATAAGAGCCGCAGAATTGCTGGTTGAAGACATTAAGTGCAACAACCTAGATTATGCTGGAAGATATATTAAAGACTACAACACTGATCAATTTAAGATTAAATTTGACGATAGGGTTTTTGAGGGAACTGGCAATATGATAGTGGATAAGATTCTGTCTAAGTATGCAAAATCAATCCGAATCATCGGAGTTCTGTAATGGTTAGCTGTGAGCTTACAAGCTTTAAGTTTCCAATGTTGGCAGATGTATACCATCCCGTTATCGAACCGGGAGCATATGGTGCAATATCTAAAAGCTGGCTTTTGGACAGGACTATAGCCGGTAACTTTATTCGTGCTGGAGCAGAAACAAAAGAAGAGCTTATTGTAAACATAGACTTAACCCAAGAGTCTTTACTTATTGCAAGGGTAAGAACAGACTTGAGAATTGCAGATTCCCAAGAAGAAAATGGTCTTACAAATATTCTTATTACAAACATCAGGCATACAGACGAAACTTTGTACTATTCTGAAAGCTCTGGGAAAAGAAAAGGACAGGGTACTGTCTTTGAAATTGCTACACAGCAACCATTCATAAATCCGTTTAGAAAAATTGAACACTACACGGTAGTGCTGCGTAGATCAGAGAATCAGGGGATTCTATAATGATTGTCGTAAAATTTAATAACAAACAGTTTGCAAAAGATTTAAACAATATTGTTAATTACTCTACAGGTTTTATTGAAGGTGTGAATCAGGGGAAGACTGCCTTGTTGGGCAATATTGGAGTAGAGGTTGTTGAGGGTATCAAAGATTTTATTGATGCAAACGCAAGAGTAAACCCAACCGCATTGCACCATGTATATGAGTGGTACCAGACAGGAAGCCCAGCAGCAAGACTATTTGACATTAATTATATTAGCAATCAGATAGGTCTTTCTTTTAACTCTACTTTCAGGCAATCCGTAAGTATTAAAAGTGGATCAAAAGTTCCATTTTATAACAAAGCTCAAATAATAGAAAATGGAATTCCTGTAACTATTAGGCCGGTATCCTCAGAAGTTCTTTCTTTTAACGATAATGAAAAACAGGTTTTTACTAAAAAACCAATTACTATAACAGATCCAGGAGGTCAGGATGCAGAGGGGGGATTTGAAAGAGCCTTTGATGCTTTCTTTAATATATATTTTAAGCAATCTTTTTTAAGAACAACAGGGATACTTGATCACCTAAATAATCCAGTACCATTTAAGAGAAATCTTAATAGAGGAAAACATGGTGGAAGGTCCGCTGGCTATAGTGTCGGCTACAAGTGGATATCTAAGAAGGCAGGATAACATGCACAGACCAGTTTCAAACCCAGCAGTTTTTATAAATAAATTTTTAGCAGAAAAAATTGAAGAGGTTTTGCCAGATTATTTTGGTATGCCGATGTTTTTTGTTCCATCAACCCCTACCGATATTCAGGCTTTGTATGAGGGCTTTCCCCAGGCTAACGAAGACCAGCCATTTGCGGTATACGAAAGAATGTTCAGAATGAGTCGTGGCCCCTTTCCTCATAAGAAAGACGAGCAGGTGCTGTATTATCTTTACAAGAACGGGTCCCTAACAGACGCAGTTCAAGCAGGGATTTTGTTTGAAACAACTGATATGATTTATAATTTATTAGATAGAGGAGATGAGTCAGCTGAGGAGCTTAACTACTGGATTGCGAAGAAAGCCGAGCAGTCTCCAGGCACCGAACCTAAGACCGTAGATTTCGATGGGTTAGACTTTCTTCTTCCATACTTTCATAATACCAAAGTTTTTCAGCTAGAAGAGACTAGGGACATTATAGATTTTGCTACAGCAAAAACTTATTTTGGGAATAAGATAATCATCGACTATTGCTATCATGCTCCAGACTTTAACCCATCTCCTGTTTCCAGGTACCTCAATGTACCACCAGAAGAATCTTAAAATATTGTAAAACGGCTGTTATACTTATAACGAGGAAACGCGCCCATTTCTAACACAAGAAAGAGGTGAAAAAAAATGGCATATTCAAGAGGATCAAGTGCTAACATTATTGTTGGTGCAGCAGCACTCTTTACATACGAGCCAGCTGCAGGAGCTTCCGAGCTTTCTGAAGCAGACCTGCCAGACGTTATTGACGATGTATCTTTCCGTGAAACACTATCAACGGACACAGATTTTCGTAACGTTGGGTACACCATGAACGGTTTGGAAATTGTTTTCCAGCCCGACTTTGGTGAGGTCCAGGTTGACCAGCTCCTTGACGTAGCTAAACTCTACAAGCAAGGTATGCAGGTTAATCTAAACACAGCATTTGCTGAGTCCACTCTAGAGAATCTTCTCTTTGCCCTCGCCGGTAAAGATGCAGACCTCGCAACGTCTACAGCCGGATTCGCTATTGGTAACCCAGTAATGAACATGTCCGCCGGTGACATTGGAGAGTGTGCTGTCGAGCGTGGCTTGGTAGCGGTTGGCCCAGGTACAGGAGACTGTGCACTTGGTGACCAGATCGAGCGTATTTATGTTGCATACCGTGCACTCTCAATTGAGAGCGTTACCGTATCAGCTAAGCGCGACGAGCCAACAATGTTCGAGGTATCGTTTAGACTTCTCCCCGCAGATGCCTCCGCATCCTACGGACAGATTGTGGACCGTACCATCCCAGCTGGTAGCTAATACCGCAACAACTTAATAACAATAAGATCGCCTTGGCATTAGCCAGGGCGATTTTATTTTGCTATACTAGAGTAATGGCAACCATGGTATATGAGTCAACAACAATTAAACTGGTAGATAACACCGAGGTATATATTACGCCATTGAAGATTAAATTCTTAAGAGAGTTTATGGAGGCTTTTGAAAAGCTAGACAGTATTTCAGATAACGAAGATGCCGTAGGAGTTCTTTCTGAGTGTGCAAGGATAGCAATGAAACAGTACTATCCGTCTATTAAAACAATAGAAGACTTAGAAGACAATCTAGACCTGCCAACGGTATACAAGATAATTGATATTGCTGCAGGAATTAAAGTTAACGAAGATAAAAGCGAGCCAGTTAAAGAGCAGGCCCAAAGCAGCGGCGAGACTTGGAAAACACTAGACTTGGTCGGCTTAGAGTCTGAGGTATTTTTACTGGGTATATGGAAAGACTACGAAGAGCTGGAGTCCTCCTTGTCAATGCCAGAAATAACTGCTATACTTTCTTCTAAGAGAGACATCGATTACCAAGAGAAAAAATTTCTTGCCGCAATTCAAGGGGTAGATCTAGATAAGAACAACCGAAAGAATAATGCTTGGGAAGAAATGAAAGCAAGGGTATTCAGTGGTGGAGGAACATCGGATCCAAATGACGTTTTGGCTTTGCAGGGACAAACTGCTGCTAAAGCTGGCTTTGGAATTGGGATGGGCCTCGACTACAAAAAGCTATAAAAGATAATCCAGCTATGCTATAATTATAGATGTAGCTCGTCGAAAGGAAAAAACAAACAAATGACTACAACAGTTAACGAAGCAAAAACAGTACAGCTCCTTGATGGAACAGAGCTACAAGTCAGACCACTAAAAATTTCACTACTAAGAGAATTTATGAAGAAATTTGAAGGCATCGCAAAGGTTGCCGAGAACAACGACAAGTCTATGGATATCCTAATGGAGTGCGTACAGATCGCTATGAAGCAGTACAAGCCAGAGATCGCTGGAGACGCAAAAGCACTTGAGGACAGCCTAGATTTGCCAACAGTTTATAAGATTGTTGAAGAGGCCTCGGGGGTAAACATGTCTGCTATTAACAATATTGTTAATACGTAGACAAAAAACTTGAAGGGATGCTAATGAATGGCTGATACCAACGCCAATATTAGAATAGATGTTGATGCGTCAGCAGCGTTAGCACAAATTAAGCAGCTGCAACGGCAGATATCCCTTTTCCATTCAACAATGTCAAAAGGCGGTGCCGCCGCCGCTGCTCAAGCTCAAAATCTACAGCGCAATCTGGTCAATGGCATAAATGCTACTGGCCAGTTTAGTGCTAATATGACTCGAATTAGCAGCACTACTGAGTCTTTTACGAATGCCCTAGAAAAAAACAAGCTGTCCATGGGACAGTATTTTAGGTTTGCTGGAGCGTCTACAAAAAGTTTTGGAAGGCTGTTCAAGTCTGAATTTAACACAATCAACAAGGTCGCCCGAGAAAGAGTTAAAGGTCTTCAGACTCAGTATATCAAGATGGGTCGTGATGCCAATGGCGCAATGCAGGCAATCCGAGTTCGTCCACTTACTCTAGATCTTCAAAGTCTTGGAACACAAACAGCAATAGCTGCTCAAAAACAAGCACTTTTAAATCAGCTAGTTAGACAGGGTTCAATAAACCTGCTTAACTGGGGTAAGAACACTCAGTGGGCTGGTCGTCAACTTATGGTTGGCTTTACTATTCCACTGACAATCATGGGGGCTATGGCTGGCCGAGAGTTCATGAAGCTAGAAGAGCAGGCTATTCGGTTTAAGCGTGTTTATGGAGACATGTTCACCTCCGAGGCAGAAACTGAAAAAGCAATTGAAGACATAAAACAGCTTGCTACAGAGTTTACCAAATACGGCATAGCAGTAGAAAAAACAGTAGAACTCGCCGCTACGGTTGCACAGCTAGGTTCAACTGGAACAGACCTAACAAACCAGGTCACACAGGCCACCAGACTTGCTGTGCTGGGCGGTATCGAACAGGAAGAGGCACTAGATACCACTATCTCCTTGACTAATGCCTTTGGTTTGTCAACGGAAGAGCTTTCAGACAAGATTGCTTTTCTTAATGCCGTAGAAAACCAGACCATTCTTTCAATTGAAGACTTTAACGTTGCAATTCCAAAAGCCGGTGCTGTTATTCAACAGTTGGGTGGAGACGTTGAAGATCTAGCGTTTTTCTTGACTGCAATGCGTGAAGGTGGCATTAACGCAAGCGAGTCGGCTAACGCACTAAAGTCTGGTCTTGCCAGTATTATTAACCCAACTCAGCAGTCTATCGACAAGATGAAAGAGTTTGGAATTGATGTTGTTGGAATTGTCGATCAGAATGCAGGGAATCTTCGTGGAACGGTAATGTCTCTCGCTGGTGCGCTAAACAACTTAGATGCACTAGACAGAGCTAGGGCAATTGAGCAGCTGTTTGGAAAGTTTCAGTTTGCTCGTATTTCTACGTTATTTCAAAACATAACTAAAGAGGGAAGCCAGGCAAGCAAAACTTTAGAAATTGCTTCGAGCAATGCTAGAGAGCTTGGAGTTATTGCCGAAAGAGAGCTTGGCAGAGTTGAAGCCTCGTCAATGTTCCAGTTCAAAAAAGCCTTAGAAGAGTTTCAGGTAGCTCTTGCACCTCTAGGCGAAGCATTCTTAAAGCTAGCAACTCCGATTCTTGAATTTGGAACAAAAATTCTTGATCGCTTTAACGGTATGAGTGACGGGGCAAAACAGTTCGTAGTAGGCCTTGTAGCAGTAATGGGAGTTGTTGCCCCAGCAGTTCTTATGGTTATTGGTCTTTTGGCTAACGGTATAGCCAACCTGTTGCTATTTGGCACTAAGATTTCTGGAGCGTTTAGCAAAGTCGGCGGGGCATCGAATGTTCTAACTGAACAAATAAATTACATGAATTCTGAGCAAATTGAGTCTTCCGCCATAGCCGCCTCGCTTGACCAGGTTCATCAAACACTTATTCAAACATTTAACGCTGAAGCAGGGGCGGTTGCAAACCTGACCGGCGCATACGGAAGAGCCATTACTGCTCAGCAGGCATTCTTGTCAGCTCAGGGTTCGCCTGCAGCTTCAGCAACAGCAAAAGCAGCTGGTGGGGCGGCGATTAGGGCACCAAAGCCATCTACCAATCCGTTTATGCCACCAAAATATGCAGATGGAATTTTTTCAGTTCCAGGAACAGGAAATAAAGATACTGAGCTATCACTTCTTACTCCGGGAGAAGCTGTTATTCCGGCAGAGATGGCAAAGAGATACGCACCAATAATTGAAGGAATGATATCCGGAAACATTCCCGGATACAATGGTGGAAAACCAGGGGCAGATACATCATCAACTCAACGCGGACACATGGCTCCAAAGCTCGATACAGCAGACCCAGCCATATTCGAAAAACTAGTTAACCAAGGTTTCTCTGAAAAAGATATTGTAGACCCGAACATTATGTTCCTGCCAGACTTGACCATTGACATGCCAAGCTGGATAAATCAAGCTTTGAAAGAGGGGGGCCAGGGGGTAGATCCAGCAATTTGGACAGAGGCAATGTCTCTAGACGCAATTCCTGGTGCATTTAGAAAAACATTAGAAGCTGCAATGGGACAAATTGGCCCAGATGTTGACAAGCTTGCAGACGGTATTCAGCAAAGGGTTGTTGATAGGGCCGCCGCAATGGCGACCGCTGCTGGAACAACGGTAACCGATGAAATTGTAGCCGCCGCTGCAAAAGAAGAAATTGACATATTGCGTAAATCGGAAGATCCAACAGAAAGAAAAGCCGGTGAGGGGCTAGAAGAGAGAAGAACTTCTGCCGGAAAGACAAGGAGTAAGTTTGAAAATGCTCCAGAAGAATTGCAAGCAAGAATTGATGCGGGAGATGCCGAACTAACTTCAAGCGGTAAAGAGGTTGTTACTAAAGACGGTGTTAAGATTGGACGTGTTAGTAGCAATGGAAGACTAAAGGCCACAGAAGCTACGGTAACCAAAGACCGTGGAGGCCTTCCAAAATCTTACGGTGGAAGGAAGAAAGTAGGGCTCTCTGAAGAGCAGGCTCAGCGTCAGGCAGAGCTTGCAGAAAAAAACAAGCAAATACTTTCCGAGCAACCTTCCGAGGCACTGCCAGGTCCAGACGGAATGCAGGACATGGAGGCCTACATTGAGGGAGCAGAATCTGCTGTAACTCCAGAAGATGATCCTTATCCAAGAATTAGAGATAGAAGTAGTCCACACAGACTTTCCGGTCAAGATGGATCAGACGATGGCAAAGAATATCGAGAAAATTTTGACGTCGCAGCCGGTGGACAATCTGGCTCTCTTGCTCCTCCACCACCACCGCCACTTGGAGGATCTGCTGGCAACCAAAAACGTGGTAGATTCTCTAACTTTAAAGACAAAGCAAAAAGTATCGGAAACGAAGCCCTAGATAGGTTTATGGAGACTGGCCCTGGCCAAAGCGTTGGAAACTACTTTGCAGAAACTAGCGGTGGCGACATTGTTAATAGTAAGGGTAAGGTTGTTTCTTCTGCCCCAGAACAACAGCAAACACAAAGAGCTCCGAGACAAGTTCCTCCAGGTGAAAGTATTGCTGAAATCCAAGCAAGAAACCAGGCATTGGTTGATAACAGGCTCGCTACTTTTGATCAGCAGACCGGTACCATGTTTGCCACCACCACTGGGAAAATGGAGGGGCTAAAAGACTCGTTTAGCGTTCTTGATGTAGACATTATGGAGCTTGGAAATACATCTCAAGAGGCTTCGACTAACGTTGATCAACATACACAGTCAGTTAGAGAAAATGGAGATGCTGCTACACAAAGCAGTGCAGAGATGAACGCTACCGGCGGCGGCAGTGGGGGAGGCCGCCAAGGAAAAACGGGCAATAGGGATGCTCCAAAGCCAAAGCGAAAAGGAATTACTGGTGGCGGTGCTGGGCTAAGCATGGGGCTGAGTGCTTTAACAATGGGAGCATCAATGGCACCGGGAGCCCTAGGAGAGCAGGCTCAAAAGTTTATGCCAGCATTGATGGCACTATCTGCCGCCCCAATGCTATTCCAGGCACTTCAGAGCCCACTAATAGCCGTGGCCGCAGCGATCTTGGCAGTTATCGGCGCGGTGTTTATGCTTAATAATAAAATGAAGTCATCTCAGAAAGAAGCTATGGAGCTAGCCAAGGCTTTGGGGTCTGGGACAGAAGCCATGAAGTCTTTGGCAGATTTTGCAGGTACAGTTTCTGCTGGAGAGTTCATGGACAAAGCCAGAGAAGACAGGCTAAAGGGTGTGAACACAGCACCCGGGAAAACAACATTTGGAGAGTCTTTTGTTGCAGATGAAAGGGGGCAAGCCCTAATCGAAGCGGCGAAGACCCAAATTGCTCAAACCGGAGATGTCTCTGCTACAATAAACTCCTTGACTAGCCAGCTATCTACAGCCGTGATGACCGGAGTGCTAACTAAGGAGCAGGCCTCCAGTATGGCCGCAAACCTTGGGTTTGCTCTTAACAACATGGAAATTGGATTACAGGTTCGTGCCAATATTTCAGGGCTTGTTGGTCCTAATGGAGAAGATATTTCTGCCGGAAACCTCGTAGAGTTTTCTGCTCAGGTTAACCTGGATAACATGGATGCCGTAGATAAGCAGATAGATGTAATGAATAGAAACCTAGATGGTGTCTTTGGGGATACCGTGGGCGAAGCGACCGCTGGGGTACTTGGCCTGGCCGGTGCGGGTGCGGCTGCAGGAGCAGCCCTGGGCCTTATCGGTGGCCCCCTGGCCCCGTTGACTGTCGCCATGGGTGCCACGATCGGAGCCATCGGGGGTGCCATAGGGGGGTTCTTTGCTTTGAAGGATGCGGCAGAAGAGGCTGGAAAACTTTCTGGTGCGGTTGTCGGATCAATAACAAATTCTTTGCAACAACAGCAAGAGCTCTCAGACGCTGTCGATGCACTCTATATTAAAAAAATAGACGAGGCAAAGATTAACGGCGACATTACCGAGCAGATGAGACTTCAGGTAGAGTTTGAAGAAAAGAAAGTGGAAATGTCTGAGCAAGAGATGGCTCTCCGGGAAAAAATGAAGGGAGTCATAAGCGGACCGGGTGCAGAAGCAGCCAGAGCCGGTGTCAGCGCAGCAATAGAAACTAGGTTCCAAGACGATGCAGACGCAAAGCTAGTAATGCCAGGAATTGAAGCATTGCTAAAGACCTTTGAAGAAGCAGATAAAGATATGATTAATTTAGAGCTAGCAACTGGAGCTATATCTCCACAAGCTTTAAATTCTTTACTTACTTTTATAGGCGAAGATGGAGCTCAGAAAGACGCTCTTCTAAATATCTTTGGTACGTTTGGAGGAGTCTTCGCAGACGAAGCGGGACAAATCCTATCCTTAGTCGACGACGAAAGTCTTGCGGCAGATATTTTTGTTAAAATTTCTAGTGCAGGAAATGAGCAAGAAGCTCAAGAAATTTTAGACTTTGTAAGAGAAATACAAAAACAAGACGCAGTCTTTGATACCGACGTAATTCTTCGATATGTTTCTGAAAACGAAGAGGTTTCTGAAAAACTAGAAGAAATTTTTAACCGTGCAGACATGGGGGTAATAACTACTAATCAGGCTTACGAAATTAATCCAAAACTACAAAACGCAGAGGCTTTTGACGAACTGTACTTTGATATGCTCCCAGAAACCGATAAAGAGCAGTATGTAAAAACAGTCAGCATGATTCTTGAAATGGATCAGGCAGAGCTTATAGCTAGCGATGACTTTAAAAAATGGACAGGAGACGAAGGACAGGTTAATGGACCCTTCCCAGGAAGACACAGCCTTGCAAAGTGGCAAAGACTGTATGCAGAGTCAATGGGGGACAAGGTTACCAGCCAGCTTTCATCGGTAGACGCCACCTTTGAAGACGTAGAGGTGGAAGAAGAGGCTAGCGGCAGCGGTGGAGGAGGCCCCAAAGCCTCAGATCTTGATGATCTTCTCGGGAGACTTAAAGAAATTAGACAAAGCACTATTGAGATGACTCAGGGCTGGGTAGAGT